ATGTGGTACCTCGTCGTCATCGTGGTGGCGGCGCTGGTTTCGGTCGCGCTCGCGCCGAAGCCGCCCGAGCCCAAACCGGCATCGCTGTCCGATGTCGATGCCCCAACCGCAGAAGAAGGCAGACCGATTCCCGTCGTGTTCGGCACCGTGCTGCTGCGCGGCGCGAACGTGGTCTGGTACGGCGATCTGGAAGCCGAGCCGATCCGCAAGAAAGGCGGCAAGAAATGAGCACCAGCGTGATCGTCACTATCGACGACGTGCGCGCCGTCGGCCTGTGCGTGAACGGCTCGCGTACATGGTTCGAGCGGCATGGCCTGGACTTCCGCGCCTTTCTGCGGAAGGGACTTGATGCCGAAACCCTGCTGGCCACGAATGACGCGATGGCGCTGCGCGTGGTCGAGCACGCGCGTACCCGGCAGGAGATGCACTGATGGGTGGCAGCAGCAAGAAGCAAACCGTCGGCTACCGCTACCGGATGGGATTGCACCTGGTGCTATGCCAGGGGCCGGTCGATGCCGTGCAGGAGATCCAGATGGGCGACCGCACTGCGTGGGGTGATGCCGACCGTGCGCCGCTGTCCAGCGGGCACGGCCTGACCACTCTCAGCATCAACAAGCCCACGCTGTTTGGTGGTGACGAGCGTGAAGGTGGCGTAGTCGGCAACATCGATGTACTGCCTGGTGGCTCTGGACAGGGACGCAACGACTATCTGATGAGCCGCCTTGGCAGCGCCATTCCAGCCTTCCGGGGCGTGCTGTCCTTGGTTGCGCGCAAGATCCTGTTCGCGGCCAACAACCCGTACATCAAGCCGTGGGCAATGCGCGTGCGCCGTTTCACGGCGGGTTGGAACGACTACCCGTGGATGGAGTGGAACGCCGAAGTCCGTGCCTGGGATGACAATCAGGGCCGCGAGATCAGTGTCGGCATGAACCCAGCCCACATCCTGGTGCAATGCCTGACCGATCCGCACTGGGGCATGGGCTACCCGCAGGACAGCATCGGCTGGAGCTTCTGGAATGCAGCATGGGCCCTGTCGGACGAAGGCTTTGGTCTGAATCTGATCTGGACGCGCCAGCAGCCCATCGAGAGCTTCATCAGTCAGGTCATCGACCACATCGGCGGCATCCTCTACACCGACCCTGAGCAGGGCACGTTTGAGCTCAAGCTGCTGCGCGACGACTACTGGATCGACAGTCTGCCGCAGTTAGGGCCGGACGAGATCGTGCGGCTGGAGCGTTTCGAGCGCGCGCAATGGGGTGAACTGCCCAACGAGCTGACCGTGGTCTACACCGACTGGCAAACCGGCAGCGACACCACCGTCACCGTGGAAAACCTCGCCGCCATCCAGTTGCAAGGTGGCGTGATCAATCAACGCCGCGACTACCCAGGCGTCAACTATGGCCCGCTGGCCGCGCGTCTGGCGCTGCGAGATTTGCGTGCCTTGGGTTCACCCCTGGCGCGGATGAGCCTGACCGTGGCACCCGACACGCTGGAACGCGCGCCGCTGCCTGGTGACGTGTTCCTGCTTAACTGGCCGCGCTTGGGCATCGACCAGATGGTGGTGCGTGTGACCGGCATCGATACCGGCACGCTGGGGTCATCTGAGTGGCGCATCGAGGCGATGGAGGATGTGTTCGGGCTGGATAACGCGGTGCTGGCACCGCCACCACCGATCATCGACGAGCCAACCCTGGAGCCGCTGCCGCCTGCGTTGGTGCTGGCGGTGGAAATTCCGTACTGGGAACTGGCGCGCACCTTGTCACGAGCCGAACTGGACTACCTGACCGACACCGATGCTGCGCTTGGCGCATTGGCCGCAGTGGGTGGTGCGGGCCAGCTCAATTGGCAGCTCGCCACCGGTGCCTCGGCCAGTGAAATCGCCAGCGTGGCCAGCGAGGACTACGCGCCACTTCTCACGATCGATGTGGCACTGCCTGCCAGTGAGGCTGTTGCCGTCGGTGTGCCAGTGACCGCCATCAGCCAGCCGGAAAGGCTGTCCGTGGGCGACTACGCCTATCTCGTGGATGCGAGTGGGGCGATTGCCGAGGCCGTTGCCGTCCTGGCCTTCGATGCCGCCGACGCGACCATCGATCTCGCACGCGGCGTGCTCGACACCACACCCCAAGCACATGCCTCGGGGACTCGGTTGATCGGTGTCGGCGAATGGCTGGCATACGAAGGTGCGGAGCGCGCCCCGGGCGAGTCGGTGTTCGTGGGCGCGATCCCGCGCACATCGACCGATCAGGGCGATCCTGTGCTGGCCACCAATGGGCAGCCGATGGTGCTGACCGGTCGGCAGGCTTTGCCGTATCCACCCGGTCGTATCCGCCTCAATGGCCAGACCAAGCCTGTCGTGGTGGGAGGTGACCTCACCGTCGCGTGGGCCCATCGCGACCGCACGCAGCAGACCGCCTACCTCGTGCAGCAAGACGAGGGCGACATCGGGCCGGAGCTGGGCGTGACCTACACGCTGCGCATCCGCAATCGCAGCAACGTGCTGGTTCGTACTGAGACGGGGCTGCTCGGCACCACTTACCTGTGGACGGCAGCAGTGGCCGCGCTGGATGCTGGTGCGCTGGGTGACCGCATCACGGTGGAGATCAGTGCCGAGCGCGATGGTTTGAGCAGCTGGCAGCCGCAGGTGCGGGTCATGGATCGCGCGGGCTACGGCCTGCGCTGGGGACAGTATTGGGGAGGTGTGTGATGGAGCCGCGCATCGATGTTCATCTGCTCACCCTGAACGAGCCTGCCGAATGGCGGGAGGCCTGCATCGCCAGCCTCGAGGACGCACCGATCCAGTTGCACGTTTTGCCCGGCGTTCCGGGGCGTATCGGCGAGGCACGCGCGGCAGGCTATGCACAAGGCACGCTGCCGCTGGTGTCCTTTGTCGATCCCGACGATTTGTACGAAGCCAGTGCCTTCACACAACTGGCCGATGCGCTGGATGCCCGCCCGCAGGCCGTGATGGTCTACACCGACGAAGCACTGACCGACGAGAACGGCCACGACATCGCGGTGCGGCGTCTGGCCTACAGCCGTTGGCAGCACGCGAACAGCGCCAGTCACGTGCACGGCCTGATCGTGATGCGTCGATCCGTCGTCGAAGCCGTGCTCAAGGAAACCACCGACCTCAACAACTTCGCCGACTGGCTGCTGACCCTGCTCGTAGCCAAGCGCGGTGGCGTGCTGTACCTGCCCATCGTCGGGCGTCATTGGCGGCAGCACCCACAGCAAAGTCATCGCACCGGCGACCCGGACGCCGTCCGGCGCATTCGCCACGCATCGAATCTCTGGAGATAAACCATGTCATCAACCGATCCGAACCTTGGACTCAATTACGGCTGGACGCTCGGCGAGAGCGGCTGGGACACCGGCATGGATGCCAACCTCAAGCGCCTCGGCGCGGTGGTCGGCCTGTCCGTGAAAGACCGCGACCTGACCACACCACCGGCCAGCCCCGCCAACGGCGACCGCTACCTCATTCCTGCGGCTGCCACGGGCGTGTGGGCGGGAAAAACCAACCAGATCGCGGTGCGCATTGCCGATGCCTGGGAGTACCACGTGCCCAAGATCGGCTGGCTTTGCTACGTCGAGGACGAGGCCAAGCTCTCGGCCTACAAGTCCACCGGCTGGAGCGCAGGCCTCGCCATCTGATTTCCCATCTTCGTACCCACCAGAAACCCGCCCACGAGGCGGGTTTCGCATTTCTGGAGACTGCTATGACCGAACCCGAACAACAGCCTGCGCTCGTCGAGAACATGCTCCTGCTGCGACGCGAGGACTTCGACGAACTACTCGACCGCGCCGCAGAACGCGGAGCCGAGCGTGTGCTGGCGCACCTTGGCCTCGAAAACGGCCACGCAGCCCGCGACATCCGTGAACTGCGCGACCTGCTGGAAGCGTGGCGCGATGCCCGCCGCACGGCGTGGCAGACCACCATCAAGGTCGTGACCACCGGCATCCTGGCCGCGCTGCTGGTGGGGGCCGCCATCAAGTTGAAGCTGATGGGAGGCGTGCAATGACCGCCAAGCCGAAGATCTGCCTTTTGGACGACTGGCGGCGCGTGTTGCGACGTGCCTGGAGTATCCGCTTCTCGCTGCTGGCCGCTGCCTTCACAGCGGCGGAGGTGGTGGTGCCGCTGTTCGGGGATGTACTGCCGCGCGGTGCGTTTGTGCTGCTGGCCTTTGCCGCCAGCATCGGCGCAACCGTTGCTCGCATCGTGGCGCAGCCGGAGATGCACCGATGACCCGGACACCATCACCCGTGATGCGCAGGACGGTGGCCGGACTGACGCTGTCCGCCGCCGCCCTGGTCGGCATCGTGCTGCACGAGGGCTACACCGATCGCGCAGTGATCCCGGTCAAGGGCGATGTGCCGACCATTGGTTTTGGCACCACCACTGGGGTGAAGCTGGGTGACACCACCACGCCGCCGAAGGCGCTGGCTCGGGCGCTCACCGATGTGCAGCAGTTTGAGGGGGCGCTCAAACAATGCGTGACCGTGCCGCTGGCCCAGCACGAGTACGACGCGCTGGTGAGCTTCTCCTACAACGTCGGCAGCCGCGCATTCTGCCAGTCCACGCTGGTCAGGAAACTCAATGCCGGTGACTACGCTGGGGCGTGCTCCGAGCTGCGGCGCTGGCGCTTCTTCCAGGGCAAGGACTGTGCGCAGCCTACCAACGCGCGGCTGTGCGGCGGGCTGGCTACTCGGCGAGAAGCCGAATACCGGCAGTGCATCGGGGAGGCGTCGTGAGCGTGATTCCGTGGCCGTACCGACTGCTGACCCTCGCGGCGCTCAGCGTCGCCCTGGTCGGCTTCGGCTGGATCAAGGGTGCGAGCCACGTTCAAGCGCAATGGGATGCCGCCATCCAGCAACAAGCCCTGCAAGCCGCCGCCGTCCGCGAACGGCAGGCGCAAGCCACCGTCAAGGTCGTTACGCAGTACGTCGACCGCGTCCGCGTCGTCCGCGAGAAGGGCGACACCATCATCAAGGAGGTTCCCGTCTATGTGCCCGTTCAAGCCGATGCTGCTTGCACTATCAACCGTGGCTTTGTGCGCCTGCACGACGCTGCCGCCGCAGGTGACCTGCCCGAGCCCGCCCGAGATGCTGATGCGGCCGCCGCAGGCATTGCGCTCTCTGCCGTCGCCGGAACCCTTGCCGCCAACTACCAAACCTGCCACGAAAACGCCGAGCAACTGAGGGCGTTGCAGGCTTGGGTCAGCGAGATGGCATCCACCACCAAGTAGTCAGCGCTTGACGACTTCGCAACATCTGATCGTTCCATCCCGAATGCGCTTGGCTTTCAGCCCGAACAGCGCGTTCATGACATCCGTACCCACCACGGAGCATTGACCATGAGTAACCGATTCAAGCACGCCGTCATTGACGACGTGACCTCGCGCAACATCGACGCCAGCCTGCAAGAACATCTGCTCGACCTGTTCGAATCGGCCATGAAGTCGGTGGCCACGACGCTGGTGCGCGAGGCCAAATTCGACACCACCGACTTCGCCACCGCCAAGGGGCGCGGCTGCGAGGGGTTCACGTTGCTGGTGAGCCGCACGCGCGCCGACTCGCGCGATGGCTGGTTCGGGGCGTTTCAGCGTGGAGATGAACGCCTCGACGTGATCGGCCATCTGGAATAAACCGTCAGTCCCCCGTCTCGGGAACATCCCAGTCCGCCGGGCGCGCCTCGCCGGTCTGGTAGAACTGCTTCACCAGCTTCACGTATTCGAGAAAATCACGGTTCTCTGTGGCCAGCCGATTGGCCATGTCCCAATCGATTTCGTCACGCTCGCGGGCAGGAATCAGCACCTGACTGTCGGCAGGGTTGTCCACGTCCAGTTTGATGAAACCGATGCCGTGGGCGGCGAACAGCATTCGCAGCTCCTTCAGCGTGTCTGTGCCACCGATTTCCGCCGCGACCAGATAGCCGAAATTGGCCCACGACGAATTCGACACAGCCTGAAAAAAGCACTCGCGCACGTTCGAACGGTTGATCAGTAGCTTGGCCTCGAACGACCACAACTTAGTGCGTTTGTCGGAATACTGGTTGACGCAGTCGCGCACCTCCTGGTGCCAGTCCGCGCCCAAGTCCTCCATGCCGACCACGTCCGGGTACAGCCAGCGGTTGCCGTTGGGTCCGCGCTTGTTGGACGAGCGCTTCTCGTCGACGCGCTTGGAGAACACGCCGAATTCCTCCCACAGGTATTGCGACAGCAGTGGGTACAGCGCATGCTCGTCAATCTTTAATGCACTCACATCCGCAGCCGCTGACGTACCCTCGCTTTCGACTGCCGCCACTTCGGCGCTGTCCGAGCGCTCCGAGTAGTAGTACCTGCGGGGCCGTCCCTCGGTCGTCTTCAGTTCTGGGTGCTTCGTTTGCATGCGCGGGCGCTGCGAGCTGATTTCTGCGACGAGCTGCTGCACCAAATCCGCATCAGACTTGATGTAATCGCCGCGACTATTGGCCCGCTTTTCCTGACACTCATCCGGGTAGGTGGCAAAGATCCATTCGGCGACTTGCCGAGCGGTGAACTTTTCCTCGGGGCGTTCCTTCAGGTAGCCGATGACGGCCTTTGCGAGATTTAATGCCAT